CTAAATGATGCTATTATCGCAGTTGAGTTTTCTAAATAAACATAAGCTTCTATATAATCCCCTACTGCTAAATCTATAACTCCTGAACAAGAAATACTAAAATCACCAGCAGTTGAAAATGTCCTTGAAGATTCACCAATTTTTGCACTTAATGAGCCATTTTTATAAACAGAAATTGAATGAAATGAGTTTGTTGTTCCATCATCAACTACTGTATGAATGTGAACAAAGTATTTACCAGCCTTACCACTTGGCACAGTAAATCTTTGGTTTGATGTGTTATAAGCACTGTCTGTATCAAAATCTTCTGTGTCAAAATTAACCTTAGTATTATTTGCACTTGAATATGATTGGTCACCAGACATTCTTGCAGAAAAAGCAGGAGTATTACTAGCTTTTATTAAAGAGTAATCAATTCTTTTAATAGTACCTGCATCTGATACTAAAAACTCATCTGTGTCAGCAGGTTCTGCAGCTAAAGCTGTTTGTCCAGATATAACTGTATTATCCATAGAAGCTGCATTGACAGTTCCTGCACCTGCACTAATTGTAGCTACAGCTTTTGCTTGGTGTACTACATAAATATTATTAGTTCCTGCATCGGGTGCCGCTGAAAATGCAAGAGTAGTTCCACTTACAGTGTAAGCACTATTAGGATCTTGTCTTACATTTTCTACAAAGACTTCTATATCTAATGTTGAGGCCGGGGCAATGTCTAATGTAAAAGCAGTTGTACTGCCATTACCACTAAACCTTTTGCCTTGTAGAGATTGAAAAGTATTGTTGGTATCTATAGGTGTACCTAAGTAGCCCATTTTATGTAATCTCCATCACCGATAAAATTATGTCTGCTGCAGCTGTAGATGTTAGTGAGAGAGCGTCAGTTGCTTCCATAACAACTTTATTCCCTGCTAACAACTCAAGTGTACCACCAACAGGAACGGGTGCATTGGTTACTAACTCAACTGTTTGATTAGCTTCGTTGTTTGCTCCTGCTCTATTGGAAGTATCTGAAGCCAAACTAAGTGTTACAGTAATTTGTGCAGTTGTTGTGTTACCTATCATAATACCAAGAAGCACTGTTGTTGTACTACTTGCTACTGTATAAATAACATCAGCACTAGTTACTCCTGCTTTAGTTATTGTTTTAAACGTATTTGCCATTTACCCTCCTATCCTAATGCGATTGCTAATGCAGTCGGGTCTTCTTGAGAAAATCCTTGTGCCGACATTAATGTTACTACTCTAGATAATGCTGCCTTTTTGTTTGTACCACCGGCACCATCATCCACTATTATTAAATCTGATGTTGTTAGATCTGCACCTATGTCAGATCCTCCATCAATTTCTAATGCTGTTAATGCTACTTTACCTGCTGTAGATATTGTAGCTAATTTTGAATCTGCAATCGCAGCACTTGATTTAATGTCTGCGTTTACAATGTTTGTAATTGTGTTGTTATCTGAATCTATTGACTTGTTTGTTAAAGTATCGGTTGTAGCTTTACCTACTAATGTATCTGCTGCTGCTGGTAATGTTATGGTAACGTCTGCTGTTGATGCAGGACCAATAAGAGTTACTGCATTTGTTCCATTATCTGTGTCTTCTTTAAATAATATAGAACCTGCTGCAGAAGAAGAACCTGATAAAACAGGTGCTGTTATAGTTTTGTTGGTTAAAGTTTGAGTAGCAGTTGTTCCTACTAATTCTTGATCACTACCATCTGGAAGTGTTAATGTGTTTGTGGAACCTGAAGCATGTGGTTGTGCTTGTAATTTTTGTGCGTGAGCATTACCTGACTCACAATAAAGTTTTAATTGAGCTCTAGATCCACTATTGGTTTTTAAATCAATAACACCACCCTCAACTGTAAGGTCATCACCAACAGTAAAATCTCTATTTGTTGTAAGACCTGTATCGGCTGTATGTGTTATAGTTGTGTCTGAATCAGCACCAAATTTTAAAACAGAAGAATCAGAACCTAAAACTAAATCATTAGGTAGAGTTACATCTGAACTAGCGTCTTCAAATACTGCTTTTGACGCTGGAAGTGTACAAAATACATCTTTTGTTCCTGCAGAAAAGTTAACAGCACTATCACTATTAGAGCTAGATATAATTGTAGTTCTAGCTAGTGTGTCCGGGGAAGCATCAGTTATAGTACCTAAACCAATTTCAAATTCAGCAGCACTTCTGTGAACAATAGCATAATACGTAGTATTACTATTTCCAACACCTGCTACAAATGTTTCAAAATTAGTTTGAGCACCACCTAAATTAACTGTACCTGTACCAGTTGTAGTGGTAGTTTCTTTAACTCTGTCGTTTACAACTAAGGCCATAGTTTATTATGCAATCCTTATTATAGAGGTTGATGCTCCTGCTGCAGGAAATTGAATTGTAAAATCTCCGTTAGTAGCAGTTTTAGTTCCTCCAAAATCTAGAACAACAACTAATTTATCTGAGTTTGTATCGTTGTATATAACGGCTCCTACTGCTGACAATGTTACAGATGAAAAAACTTCGTCTGCAAAATCAACATGAGCTACGTTACTTGCAACAGCAACAGCTTGACTACCTAAAGCTTGTCCACCTGCTGGATAACTTGTACCTGAAGAAGAAACTTCATTAGAGGTAGAGTATGCAGTACTTGATGTGGAATAACCAGAGATGTCTGTATATAAAGCTATTTTAAAACTATTGCCACCGTTAGCAAAATTGTGTGTTCCAGATAAGAGTTCTGATTTGAATGCATCTGGTATTATGTTAGCCATTTTTAGTCTCCTTTTATTTTATTTTTGGTTGTGGTGATTGTATATCCAAACGAATTGCACCACTTGTGTATTCGTCTCTGCGTCTTCGACCTTGTTGTTCTGCCGCAAACGTTTGAAGTGCTTCTTGATAAGCACCCTCATACAGTTGTAACATATTATCGGGTCCTTTCAAGTACTTTAGAGTTTCTACCATACACCCGTTAATAAGTAAATCTTGAAAATTGTTTGATATATAGGTTGTAGAAGAATCAGAAGTAGTAATAGTATCAGGCTGTTTTATATAAGCTAATGTTACTACATAAGCTACATCTGGAGTTGGGGCTACTACCCAGTTATCAGAATCCCAGTTAGCATAGTATCTAGGAAGACCATAATCATTAGAATTATCTGGATCAGGGAAATACTCAGCTAAAAAAGAAGAATCAACTTGTTCTAAGAAAAATTGATCAGAAGTTGTAGGATTTGTTAATTGAACATATCTAATAATTCTAGTATCGTTTGGAACAGTAACATATCTATTACCAACTGTTAAATCTGAAGTAGCATAAAATTTAGTATCATCAGAATCTACTGATCTAAATATTCTATTTTCTACATTTTTAATAATAACATTTAAAACTATGTCTGTTAAAACATTACTATCTGTTTCTGAATAACTTCTAATATTTGTTTTTAGTTCACTAAGAGTCATTGTCATGCTGTGATTGTTGCCGGACCTGCTGATGCATCTCCGCCTCCTCCTTTTGTATTTCCAGTTGTTGCTGTGTTTGTATCTACACTAAAAGTATAACTATCATCATTTACTTTAGTTATTGAATATCCTGCAGCTTTATTTAAGTTGCTTGCTAAGATACCATCAAATCCTAAAACACTTCTAAAACGAACTGTGTCACTACTTGATCTTCCGTGATTAATTTCTGTAACTGTTATTGTTGAAGAGCTAGCACTTCCTGTTGTAAAAGAATCTTTGTTTAATAAAACAGGAACAATACTTTCTACTCTGTCTGGTCTTGAATTTTGTAAAGCTTGTGGATCTCCAGAATGAACTTTAGGTTCTAGTTGAGGTTGCTTTGCTTCGTATTCTGTTTTATGTACAAAAGAACCATTCCATTCTCTTAACATTTCTCTGTAAGGAAATGCAAAACCACTTCTATCTGATATAGCTAAGGCATGTTTACCTTTTGCAAAATTACCCATTACTTAAAGCTATAGTTCCTTGGACTAATATAAAGACTAGTTGCTGTAGAATCTTCATTTAATGCTCTCAATAATTCTTCTTCATATAAAGGTTTTAAAATTTGAATTCTATCAGGAGCTATTTTCATACTTAAATAATATGCAAGACCTGAAATCATACAAGGTATAAAACGAAAAACTACATCTGTCTCATTTGTATAAGCAGTTCCAGCATCTTCTATTCTTTTAAGATAATAAAATTTTAATAAATGAGTTGATCCAGAAAAACTACTACTTGGTGTTTGATACAAAAAAATACTTGGTGAAGTATTTCTTTCTACATAATATTGACTAGGTGTTCCTTTTGATAACTTAGTTGCAAGAGAAGCATAAGTTGATCTATCCATTTTACTTAAAGAAGTATCTATAGGTGCCGTGCTAGTTGTATTATTTCTAACATAAGCTTCTAAAACTTGATTAACTCCTGTTGGAAAATTTGCACTATCAGTAGTTGCATTATACTCAGCCTGACCCTCTACTAAAGGAACTGAAGCTAATTCTACTTTCCATAAATGAATACCTCTATTTCCCCATTCAGAAAATAAAATATTTAAAGATCTTCTTGCACTTTTTAAACTGTAACCAGTTCGTAAACTAATTCCACATCTTTCATATGCTTCTTGAATTATTTCGTCAATATCAAGATCAAAAGCTGTTGTACCAGATGTAGCCATTGTAAATCTTTAAGCTCCTGTAATAGTTAAAGTAACGCTTCCGTCTGTTCCACCTGTTTGAGTAAGTGTAGCAATAAGTCCGTCTTTAAATAAAATACCTGAACCAGGAATATAAACTTCTAATCCTTCAGTTTCGTATCTATAAATAGCTTTTAAATTATCACTAGATGCTGCACCTGCGGTAGCTGCATCATGTAAAGATAAAACAGAACCTGCTTCTCCTCTTCCTTGAATAGATGTAACTCTAGTTCTACCTACTTTTAGTGCAGAGGCTGAACCTGTAGTTTTATTAAGTGTTGTTTGATCACTTGAAAATGAACTTCCACCTGACATATGTTATCTCCTTTTAAATTTAAATGTGGGCCGAAGCCCACACTCTAGTTAATATTATTGATCTGCAAATGCAGGTGCGTCTACACCCTCTTGATAACCCCAAATATAGTAGTTTGTACTATCTTTAGCTAAAATATTAATTTCAAACAAA